TCGAACTTGACAGTTTAGGGGTTGTTCCCAGGTTGCTAGACTTATCATCTAGTGGTCACACTACCGACAGGTAGAAACTGGTTGCTGGCGGATAGGAATGGAATCCGGTCGCTGGCTTGTGGGTAATTCCATAGTCCCACCTATTATGCATTTAACTATTAACTACAAGGAATTTTATGAATGTTAAACCTCATACGTTTAAATTTAGAACAGGCGATACAGACGAAAAAGGCGGATGTACTTTTATCGGTGGCTCGTGGGTTGACAAAACAACAGATGAATTATTTAAGGGAAAGAAAATAGTATTGTTCAGTTTACCTGGTGCATTTACACCAACGTGCTCAGGTGAAGAACTACCAAGTTACGATAGAATGTATAAAGAATTTATTGACAAAGGTTTTGATGATGTTTATTGTGTATCAGTAAATGACGCTTTTGTTATGAATGCTTGGGCAAGAGATTTAGAAATTAAAAATGTTAAAATGATACCAGACGGCTGTGGTACATTTACAAGTAACATGGGAATGCTGGTTGCAAAACCTAAACAAGGTTTTGGCATGAGGTCTTGGAGATATGCAGCTATCGTAAATGATGGCAATGTAGAAAAGATTTTTGAAGAACCAGGTTTTAATAATTTTTCAGATGATGACGATCCATATGTAGAGTCAACACCTGAGAATGTAATGAATTATTTAAATGCAAGCTAAAACTTGTATAAATAATAGTACGATACCGACAATACAGGTAACACAAATACGAAATACGATTAATACAGATACAAGGAGTAAAATATGGATTTCGAAGCATTAAAAAGTTCCTCTAGTAACTTTGACAAACTAACAAAAGCACTAGAACAAAACCTCAATCCTGAGGACCAATCTAACAAAAACAAATACCAAGACGAGAGAATTTGGAAACCTGAGATGGATAAAACAGGTAACGGCTATGCTGTACTTCGTTTTTTACCAGCTGTTGAAGGTGAAGATATGCCTTGGCAGAGAGTATGGTCTCATGCCTTCCAAGACAAAGGTGGTTGGTATATTGAAAACTCTTTAACAACACTTGGTCAAAAAGATCCTGTTAGTGAAGAGAACACTAGATTATGGAATACAGGTGTTGATAGTGATAAAGATATTGCTAGAAAGAGAAAAAGAAAACTCTCTTACTTTAGTAATGTTCTTATCGTAAGTGATCCAAAAAATCCACACAATGAGGGTAAAGTATTCTTGTTCAAGTTTGGTAAAAAAATCTTTGATAAGATTACTGAAGCAATGCAACCAGCATTTGAAGATGAATCACCAATCAACCCATTTGATTTCTGGAAAGGTGCAAACTTTAAACTGAAATTAAGAAAAGTTGATGGTTATTGGAACTATGATAAATCTGAATTTGAGTCTGTTTCACAGATTAAAGAAAGCGATGATGATATCAAAGCTATCTGGTCGAAACAGTATGCTCTAAAACCATTCTTAGATCCTAGCAATTTTAAGACCTATGATGAACTCAAAGAGAAACTGAATAGGGTAATTAGCGGATCGAAGAGTGCTGGAACTGTTGAGAATGTAGACCTCCCGCCTCAGATCAATAGCGCACCAGCTAAAAGTCCTGAAGTTGCTCAACCAAAGGTAGATACTAAAATTGAACTAGATGATGAAGAAGATGATACTTTGTCTTACTTTAGTAAACTAGCTAACGAAGAGTAATCTCTCCACTTCATATATGACTTTAAAGGGGCAGTAGAAATACTGTCCCTTTTTTTATTCCGAGTATATAAATATAGTATATGGCAAACGTATTAGACCCTTTAGTTGATAGGCAAGGTGGAGTAACAAAATCTGTTAGTTGGTACAGAAATGCAGTAAATTCCATAGCTAATAAGGCAACTGCTAATAAATTAATGAGTCAGAATAAGTTAATTGGTAGACCTAGTGCAGGTAGATTAAATCTATTTTTCTATGATCCTAAGTATAAGAAAACATTACCATATTACGATACGTTTCCGTTAGTGTTACCTTTAGAACCAATCAAAGGTGGTTTTATGGGTATGAATTTTCACTACTTATCGCCTGTAATGAGATTTAGATTATTACAGACTATGGATAAGTTTAAAAATAGAAATGAGTTAACATCAGCAACAAGGTTTGATGTAAACTACAATGATGTAAGAAGAATACCAATGGTAAAACCAACAATTAAAAAATATTTGTTTCAACACCTTATGTCAAACTTTTTAAGAATAGACGCACAAGAGGCTGCTATTGCAGTTTACTTGCCTGTACAACAGTTTAAGAAAAGATCAGCTAGTTTCGTTTACGGAAGAAGTAGATCAATAATAGGGAGCTAAAGATGGCAATTTTAAGAGGCGGTCGAAGAATAGGACCATTTGATATACGACTAGGTATTCCTAGAGATAGGTCACTTGATAATGTCGAAGGCGATAAACGATTAACTAGAGTACAAGGTGGTAATCCTGAATCTACCGTTGGTCGTATTATGGGTCAGATCGCACAAGGCGAAGGCTTTGCAAGACCAAATAGATTTATGGTTGACTTTATTTTACCAAAGGGTGTTGGTACACAACAAGTTGGTCCTCCAGGTAGAGAAGAATTAATGTTTGAGGAAGAAATAGTAAGAAGTACAAAACAAGGTGAACTTCAAGCTCAAAAAGAAATACAAAGAGGTTTAAGAGCATTTGTCGAAAGTGTTGATATGCCAGGTAGAAACCTTGAAACAACAGATTTAAAATTTTATGGACCAAAAAGACAAGTTGTAACAGGCCACAGTTTTAGTGGTGAAATTACAATGACAGTTTATTGTGATAAATATTTAAGACAAAGAACTTTCTTTGTGATGTGGCACAAGGCTGCATTTGACCAAGGTACAAACAATGTACACTTTTATGATGAATACACAGGTGGTTTAAGAATTTATCAACTAGGTGCATTTGCTGAAAATGCCGATAGAGATAGAATATCGTATGGTGTAGAATTGTTTGAGTGTTTTCCTAAAACAATAAGTGCTGTATCTTACAATCAAGGTGCAAATAACGATATACAAAGAATTTCAGTTTCATTAGCATTTAAAAGTTGGATAAATCTAACACTAGATCAAGTAGGTAATTATACTGTAGGTGGTGGATTTAAGGCACCAACTGTTACAAGCCGAGATAGAGGATTGATTGGTAATATTATTAATAAATTACCACCAGAGATAAGACGAGCTGGTAGAGATGTAGTGAATGTTATCAGACAAAGAGTACCGATAGGTGTTGTGACCGGTGGAAGAGTATTTCCACCATTATTATAAACAAAGAAGGAGTAAATTATGGCATTACCATTAGCCAGTACGGCAAAATATGAATTGATGTTGCCATCAAAACAACAGTCTGTTAGTTTCAGACCGTTTCTTGTTAAAGAGGAAAAGGTTTTACTAATGGCGATGGAATCAGGTAAACCAAAAGAGATGTTATCTGCCATCAAAGAGATAGTTAAATCATGTACATTTGGTGAAGTTGTTGCAGACAACTATCCAATGTTTGATATAGAGTATGTGTTTTTACAAATACGAGCTAAGTCAGTAGGTGAAGTTGCTAAAATTAAATTATTATGTCCAGATGACAATGAAACTTATGCACAAGCTGAAGTAGATTTGTCAAAAGTGGAAGTTTTCGTTGATGATGACCACACACAGACTATTATGCTTGATGAGAGTAGAAAATTAGGTGTAAAGATGAGATATCCAGCATTAAAGGATATTGATGAAAGCGCTTTAATTGGTGACATTAGCATTGAAAACACCTATACAATGATAACAGGTTGTATAGAAAGTATTTTCGAAGGTGATAAAGTACATTTAACAAAAGATGTAACACCTGAAGAAATAAAAGAATTTGTTGATGGTCTAACGGCAGAGCAGATGAGAAAGTTAAGTAAATTCTATAACACTATGCCTAGATTAGAACATAAAATTATGATAAAAAATCCAAAGACAGAGGTTGAGTCTGAGGTTACACTAAAGGGTCTAGCAAGTTTTTTCGGATAGCCCTCTCACATGATTCGTTAACGAATTATTATGAAACAAACTTTGCTTTAATGCAACATCATAAATATTCGTTAAGTGAATTAGAAGATATGATACCTTGGGAGAGGGAGGTGTATGTTTCGTTATTAGTTAACTACCTCAAAGAAGAAAAAGAGCGTAGGGAAAGAGAACAACGGAGAAAATAATGGCTGAACAAACAAAAAAAGTCAACTTAGAATTAGAGATTGATACATCAACTGTTGATTCTAGTAAAAATAGATATCAAGGTTTAATTGACCTTGCTAAAGCAACTGATAGTTGGAGAATATTTCCTAGAATATTCATCTCAACTTACATTTATTTACTATACAAAGTAGTAATATGGTATATGGCGTTACAATCGCCAACTATGGAACAAAGTGGGTTAGTTAGTGTCGTTGTAGGTGCTGGCGCAGCTTGGTTTGGTCTATATGCAGGAACAAGTAAGAGTAAAAAATAATGGCTGAACTAACACTTAAAGACGAATCAGTAATAGAAATAGGTCAAGCTGTCGGCAATAACATGAACTCATTAGCCGGTGGTGCAGGTACAGCATTAGTACCAGCAGGCGGTGGTGGAATGGCACCAATGGTAGAACCTATGCCAATGAATCCTTTTGATAGTATGATGACCGTATTATCAGATATAAGAGATGGCGTTTACTCATTAGTCGATAAGTTTAGTGAAAGTGTATCAATACAACAAGAACAAGACCGTCAAGGAGATATGGCGCAAGACCTTGCTCAAGTTGGTGGTGATGAAACACCTATAGATTCAGGTGGTGATGATACAAAACAAAAAGGTTTCTTTGCTAATGCAAAAGATAAAGTTAAAGGTTTACTAGGTGCAGGTGGTATCAAAGGTCTTCTAGTAAAAGGTGGACTTATATTTGGTCTATTAGCTATTGCAAAACTATTA